GCAATTTGAGCGGGAACAGTCCCAAAAGGCCGAACCCGTACAAGACGACCTTAAAAAACCCGTTTCGGACGACTACAAGACGGCTGATGAGTTCATCACCGCAAAAGTTCATTACGAGATGGCGGTAGCGGAACAGGCAAGGGCGGCTAAACAGGCTGAATTGTCAAACGAAGCCTACCAGGATGAAGTCAAAGAAAAGTTAGGCGACCACCTGGACGCAGCCGAGGACTTGCCTGGTTTCGACCGAGTAAAGTTCCAGGCCATGGCCGGTGAAGTACGATATGCCAAGGCATTTGAAGAAGCCCTGGCGGACGTTTCCAACGCGCCAAAAGTCCTCGAATACCTGTACATGAACCCGAAAGAGTTCTACGGGTTGGAAGAGCTTAGCCCATTAGGGCAAGTAATAAGGCTCGGTGAAATATCGACCCATCTCAAAAGTAAAAAACGGGCTTCTGGCGACCAAGCACCACGGGTCGGCGGTGGCATAGCACCCACGGGGGACCTAATGTCCATTCCCATAGACAAGTACACGGCACAACGCGCCAAAGAAGGTTCGGTGTGGGCGGTACGGGCGATGGCGGAGCGTTCCCGACAGACATAGGATATATTAGCGATGGCTAGCAATTTACCCATAACAGCGAAGGTCGCCAAGGAATTTATGGCGATCATAAAGAACAACCCCGGCATGATACCGACCGTCAACCGAAATTATGAGGACGAATTCGGGACGCAGGGCGGCTACGATTCCGGCCAGACTATCAACATCAAGTTGCCGCCACGGTATTCGGTAAGGGCGGGGCGTTCCGCCGTTCCGCAAGATACCGTCATAAGCACCATCCCGTTGACCGTCAACCAATGGGGCGTGGACTTATGGAACACCCGCCTGGAAGCCACGCTAAACATGAACGCGCTAAACGACAGGCTAGAAGCCGCCGCCGCCGCGCTGACCACGGAAATAGACAGGCAAGGGCTGGAAATGGCACGCCTTTCCACGTTCAATGTCATTAACCCCACAGGCGTTGCGCCAAACACCCAAGCCCTGGCAGTTTCCGCCGCGACCGACACGGGCGCAAGGCTTTCTGAAATGGGCGCACCAGTATCGAACCGTTATTTCGTGGCAAACCCTCGCACCAACGGATACCTTATCGCAGGGATGTCAGGCATGTTCAACTCAGTCCCGACCATATCCGGCCAGTTCAATTCAGGGCAAATGAAAAACGCCCTTGGGTTTGACTTCGTGATGAGCCAAAACGTCGGTGTGCAAACCAACGGCGCGGCGACCGCCACCAACGTCAACGGCGCGGGTCAGGTAGGTTCTGCCATCACCGTCGTCGCCATCGCTGGCGGCACGTTAGCGCGTGGCACGACCATCACCTGGCCTAACGTGTTCGCGGTAAATCCGCAAACACGGATGACTACAGGGCAATTGGCGATGTTCACGGTCACTGCCGATGCACTTATAGGGGCTACCACCATCAATGTAAGCCCTCCATTGGTCACTAGCGGAAACTTACAGAACGTCACCGCAAGCCCTACCACTGGTGCACCTTATGTCATACAAGGTGCTGCAAGCACGTCTTACGGGGCTAATATCGCCTACCACAAGGACGCTTTCACCTTGGCAATGGTCAACATGAAAGAACCGCCCCCAGGCAGCGGCGCGACCAGCTCCCAAACATCCGAGGACGGCGTGACCATAAAAGTCACCCAATACTGGGACGGCGGCAACGACGTGGGAAACTTAAGGTTGGATGCGTTGTTTGGTTGGGCGGCAACTTACCCGCAATTGGCATGTAAATATTATGTACTTTAATAACATTAACTTGGGAGTATTATTATGAGTGTCACTTTAAGTAGGAATTACATGGGCAGGTTGGCTGGGGATGTGGCATCTTTCGGCAAGGCGCAGGAAGACGCGCTGATCGGGTCTGGGTTTGCCACCGCTGCCCTTGACACCGCGCTGACCACCGGGGCTTACACCCAGAACACGGCGAACGGCAAGGCGGCGATAGCGGCGGGGCAAAGTTCCGTCGTCATCACAAACGCCTTGGTAGATGCAAACACCAAGGTATACGCGGTGGTGGCACAAGCAACGGCGGACGGCACATTGTTGCGTGTCGAACGCATTGTCGTGTCGGCGGGTTCGTTCACTATCTTTGGGAATGCAAATGCGACAGCTACGACCATCATTAGCTGGATCGTCATTGACGATTCAAACATAGTAGGAAGTTAAGACGCAAGGCGGTCTATAACGCTTAGGCCGGGGCGGTTGTCCCCGGCTGTACCAAACATTGACAAAGGGGTTTAACTTTGAAAGCCAGCAAATTAATTGACATGGCCTTTACATTGGCCGGACGTAAAGCCCTGGGAATGTATCTCGACGGCGACAGCGCCAACAACGGCCTTTCCTTGCTGCAATTGCTCACGGATTCATGGCAAGCTTCCGGGATGTTCATACCTTTTTCCACCGAAGTGGTGCAAACCGTCACTGGCTCACCCATCACCATCGGCACGGGCGGCACGATCAACGTACCCCGCCCATTGAGGATGCTGGACACCAGCTTCTTTAGGGTCAACTCCATCGATTACCCCATCACTTGGTTGCCGCAGCAAGAATTCAACGAAATAAGCCTAAAGGCACAAGCGGGGACGTTCCCGTTTTACGGATCATACGACAATAACCTGCCATTGGGGAATATCCAGTTCTGGCCTGTCCCTACCTCCAAAGAGTTGCATTTACGGCTAGATGCGGTGTTCCCTGGTTTCGTGGACTTCGACACCGATTATCCAATAGAGGTGGGCTACCAATCGGCTATCACCTACACATTGGCCGAGATGGCCTGTATGGGAATACGTGAAGTCCCGGTGGAGGTGGCTAGGCAGGCAGCACAGGCGAGGAAGGCCATATTGTTGAACAATGCGCCAGTGCCGCTATGGAAAGCCCCTAACGTGACACGTGGGCTATCGGGCGGTGGGTATTATCCGCTTCCAGGGTCATACCCATAATGAGAGTGCAAATGGGTTTCTCAGGCGTGCAAGGGCAGGGTAGGTCAATTAACGCCAACTCAGGGGAAAGTTTAAACTGTTATTTAGAACCAACCAGCGCAGGCGAAACCATCCTCACCCGACGCGCCGGGCAGAAACTGGCGTTCACCCTTCCTAACAGCCCTGTACGAGGGTGTTTTTCAGATAGCGAAATATCTTATTGGGTCGCTGGAAATGGTGTGTACAAGCGAACTCCCGACAACATAGTAAAATTATTGGGAAATATAGCCACGGTCAATGGGTTGGTGAACTTTGCTTCAAGCGGGGTGAACTTGCTATTGGTGGACGGGGTAAACGGCTGGGACATCACGCTGGCCACAGACGCATTCGCACAAATAGTCGATGCCAGTTTCCCGCCGAACCCGGTCAACATCAACCACCTGAACAGCTTTTTTGTCGCCACCTTCGAAAATAGCCAAAGGTTTTATGTCAAGATCGACACTTCCGACACCTGGAACGCGCTGGACTTTGCCACCGCCGAGGGAAACCCGGACAATATCCTGAGCCAGAAGGTGCTGAACGGGGAATTGGTGCTGATTGGCTATGAAACATTAGAAGTGTGGGGGTTCACGGGCAACGCCGACTTCCCGTTCCAGCGCAACCAGGGCGTTGTCATCGACCACGGCTGCATAGCCCCCAATTCACCGGGCAAGGCCAACGACGCGTTGTACTGGCTGGGCGGGGACTCCATAGGGAGCGGAATTGTCTGGACGCTTTCGGGCTACCAGGCGCAACGGGTGAGCACCCACGAGATTGAGCAGAAAATTAAACAGATTTTGCTGATAGAGGATGCCTTCTCAATCACGTACCAGATAGACGGGCATATATTCTACATACTGCAATTCCCTTCCGCTGGTAAGTCATTGGGTTACGACACCACGACAGGGCTTTGGCACACGCTTGGGTTCAGGGACGGCACGACCGGGTTGGAAAATATCTGGCGGGCTTCCTGCCATTGTTTTTCTGGATCAATGAACCTAGTGGGTGACACCCAAAGCGGGAAAGTTTTCCAGTTGGGCATGGACATTTATGAGGATGACGGAAACGACATCGTCATGGAAAGGGTTTCTACCGTTTCCAAGAACGCACAAGATTACCTATTTTACCAAGAGATGATAATCGACCTTGAGACTGGCGTCGGCAACAACGCAAGCCCTGGCGAAGACCCAAAAATAGGGCTGTGCTGGTCTGACGACGGCGGGCATACTTGGGGAAATTGGCGGTTCACGACGATGGGAAAAATTGGTCAGTACCGCGCTAGGGCTTACTGGGAAATGTTGGGAAGTGCCAGGAACAGGGTGTGGAAGATAAGGGTGACTGACCGCGTGAAGTGCATCCTGTTGGCTGGCGTTGCAAACATCAAGCAGGGGCTGTCATGAGCTTTAACCACTGGCGCACACAAGGGAAACTGGTCAACGACAATGGGCAATTGACAACTGAAGGCTATGCCGCCCTGCAACCTTCCACTGACAACTCACAAACTGTCACTGCCACCGTGTACGTTTGCACCTACCAGGCCACGGCATACCTGCCCAGCACCCAGTCCGTCGCATTGAAAAGGGGCGGCGTGACAGTGACCGTATCGACAAACAACGTAATATTGAACCCAGGGGATATAATGACCTTGGGTTCGCCACAAACAATTATCCTAATGCCATTATGAAAAAAGCCAAGAAAATAAAGGGATTCCAGGGAGGGGGTGAAAAGATGGTCTACGACGATGGGAGGCCTACCAAGGACACCATCATGGTATTGTCGCCAAGCGACGATACCCCGGAAACCGTCAATGAAATGGTTTACCAGGCCGACTATCAAGCCGTGGCCTACCTGCCCAGTACGCAAGCTATAAACCTGACAAGGGGCGGCGTGTCGGTCACCATCACGGCTGCAACTATCGTACTAAACCCAGGGGACATTATGGGGCTTAGTTCGTCACAAGCTATAATATTGGTTCCTTTATGAACGATTACCAAGCATTCCTTGAAGAATACGGGTTTACCGAATCGCAAGTTCGAGCCATTAGCGAAACCGACAATGTAATCCACCTGGACGGGTTCAGTTGTTATACGGACACCTCTAAAATAGAGGGGTTAGGGTTATTTTCCGGCAGCGGTTACAAGGCCGGGCAATTTATTATGCCAGCACGGATAGGATGGGAAGAGCGCACCATAGCCGGGCGTTATGCCAACCATTCCCCTGACCCCAATTGTATTTTTGTCGATATAGGAAATGGTGGGCTTTCACTTTTAGCGGTAAAGGAAATTTGTATAGGCGATGAATTGACCGTAAATTACCGCCAAACCCTAGGCATAGCCACAGATATAAAGCCCTGTTTTAATTTTCCTGCATTGACAAAAAAATATGGTGTAGACATATCTCTATATACATTGGTTGAAAAAATACAGATTATAGAATGGATAATAATCAATAAGTTAGGAAATAAAATAGACGACATTATAACAACACACATTGTCCATGGCGGTATTTATGCGCGGCAAATGGATTGCCCTGCCGGGTATATAGTGACAGGGAAGACGCACCTGAAAGACCATATATGCAGCTTGGTGAAAGGTGAAATGACCGTCATGAGCGAAGATGGGCTAATGAAGTTAACAGCTCCGTATACGTTCAAGTCAAAGGCCGGGGTAAAACGGATAGGCTACGCGCATACGCCATGTTCATGGATAGCGTACCATGCGACAGGAAAAACTGATATTGAAGAAATTGAACAAGAAATATTCCTGAAAGACGAATTAAAAAACATTGATTGGGTAGGCGGAATTATGGAAACGATAACCTGGGAACGGGCATGAGCGGCGGACTTTCTGCGGCGGCTATAGCCGCTGGCGTTTCGGCGGCGGCTGGCGCGGCTACGGCGGCATCGTCACTGATGGCCAGCGGAGACCAAGCCGCCGCAGCAGGGCAAGCGCAGGCGGCATCGGACAGGCTTACCCAGCAACAAATACAGGAAGCCGGGCAAGCCCGGGACCGCGCCAACACCTACCAGCAACCGTACTACAACCAAGGAAACGCGGCCAACAACACCTTGGGTTACGGGCTTGGCACGTCAAACACGATAAATACGCCGACGGACACCAGCTACAACGCTTACCGGGTGACCCAGACCACCAACAAGCAAGCGGTGCAGTCGCAGTTGGCGGCGTTGCAATCGACCAGGCCAAACCCCAAGGACAAGAAGGCTTTCGCCGCATGGCAGGCGCAAAAGGCCAAGCTCACCACCCAACAAAAGAACATTACGGCCAACCTGCAAAAAAGCTCCACTTCGACGGAGTTCAAGGCATGGCAACAGCGGCAACCCGGCAACACCACGACCCAAGCCCCGATAACCGACAAGTTCGGCTCGTTGCTGGCGGATTCGGCGGACCCAAGGACGACCGCCAAGTACGGCAACCTAATAGCGGACAACCCTGAACAGTTCAACTTCGAGGCAGACCCAGGCTACCAGTTCAGGCTTGAACAGGGAAACAGGGCTATAGACAACAAGCTGGCGGGGATGGGCATGAGCCAATCCGGCGCGGCGGTAAAGGAATCTGCGCGTTACAACCAAGGTGAGGCCAACCAAACCTATGGTGACGCATGGCAACGTTATTTGAACCGCAACGATATCTACAACCAAAACCGCACTTTCCGTACCGGGCAGTTCAACACAGACCGTGGCTATACCTTGGGCGCGTTGCAACAACAGCAAGGGGTAGGGCAGAACGCGGCCAACCAGATTTCCAGCAACGAAAACATTTACGGGGCTAACGTGACCGGGGCGACGGCGAACCAGAACCAATATACACAATCCAACATCAACGCGGCCGGGAACGCCAGGGCGGCTGGTGCTGTGGGCGTAGGCAATGCGATAAATTCAGGCGTGGGAAACTATTTGACCTATGCCGGGCGTACAAGCGGAAAAACTACCCCGTTAAGCAACGCTGGCACTTATAAAAACCTAGACTCACAGGGGTATATGTTCTAATGGTCGAATTAAACCCACAAATCCCGCTTGCCGGGAACACCGTAAACCTGGCCGACACCTACTACAAAGGCCAGGACGATGCCACGGCGGCACGCGCCACAGAAGCCACGGCACAAGCCGCCGGGGTCAAGGCCAACGCAGAAGCCGGGAAAATAAAGCAAGAATATGACGCAAAAACAGCCGAGAACGACCATAATGTGATGGGTCAAGTGATGCAAGGCGTAAGCACCATCCCACCAGGCAAACTGACCAAACAGGCCATGAAACAAGCCTTACTGTCGCAAGCCCACAGGCTAAGCCCACAAGCGATGCAAACGGCAATGCAAGGGCTGGACAGCGTACCTGACGACGAGGGCGTATTGAGGCAAAAAATCCAAGAAGGCTTGGCGCAACACCAAACCAACCAACAATACTTCCAACAACGCGTACCTGATGCAAACGCCGTGCTTTCCGCAAAAACCCAGGCGGCTGGGCAAGGCATCACCCAACAAAACAACCTAGCCAACCAAGACTTGGATAGGCAGCAATTTGGCTTCCAACAAGGCAAGTTTGACAAGGAACTGGGGTTCAACCGGGAAAAGGAATCGTTCAACCAAAAAAACGAAATAGCCAAGTTTGGTTTGGACCAACAAAAAAGGCAGGACTCGTTAAACCCAAAGACATCAGGGAAAGCGCCGACGGAGTTCCAAGGTAAATCCGCGCTTTATGCAAACAGGGCGCAAGAAGCGGAGGATATACTCAGCAACCTGGATTATTCCCCGGCGGCATTGGGCACAAAAGACGCATTGTCACATACGCCATTGATCGGGGGCGTATTGGGGGCGGTGGGCAATACCATGATGTCGGACACAAACCAAAAAGCCGAACAAGCGCAACGTAACTTTGTAAACGCTATCTTGCGGCAGGAATCAGGGGCGGTCATATCCCCTTCTGAATTTGAAAACGCAAAGAAACAATACTTCCCGTCGGTCGGCGACAGCGACGCAGTGAAGGAACAAAAGGCGCAAAATAGGCGGGTCGCCATCGAGTCAATAAAGAACAACGCCCAAGGAGTCATGGACACCACGGTTGGTTACCACGGGTCGACATCAAGCTGGGATGCAAGCGACCCAAAAATAGCGGAGAAAGCGGCGAAGATAGGCGCGACCCCGGAAGAATACGCGGCAATATTGAAGGCCAGGGGTAAATAATGGCGGATTATAGCCCTATTATCCAGAAAGCCGCAGAAACTTATGGTTTAGACCCAGTGCTGATACAAGCCCAAATGCACCAGGAATCAGGCGGAAAGAGCGGTGCAATTAGCAACAAGGGGGCAAGCGGGTTAATGCAGCTAATGCCAGCGACCGCCCGTGAAATGGGCGTTACAGACATATTTGACCCTGAGCAAAACATAATGGCAGGGGCAAAATACCTTAAAACCCAGTTGGACAAATACAAAAGCCCTGAACTGGCGTTGGCGGCATACAATGCAGGCCCTGGCGCGGTGGATAAATACGGGCGCGTGCCGCCCTACAAAGAAACGAGGAATTATGTAAAGCGCATTATGAGAAATTACAAAAAGTTGGGCGGCTCTATGCTCGATTATGTAATTAGCCCCGCCAATGCGGACGAAACGCCATACCAAGAAGTGCCGGACATAACGCCTGACGAACTGGCGGCGTACAGGGCAAGCCAACAAGAAGTGCCGGACATAACGCCGGACGAACTGGCTGACTATAGGGCAAGCCAAAAGCCCGAAAAGACATTAGGCCAGAAGGTAGGCGGCGTTGTCACCGACGTAGGCGGGGGCGTATTGAAAGGCGCGTCCAACATCGGCAATACGTTGATAAGCGGGGCTGAACTGTTGGGTGGCCATATCCCGGAAGATGCGGCAAGGCGAAACCAGGCCACGGAAGGTATCAAGTCCATGGGGGTAGACACTTCCTCGTTGCCCTACAAGGGCGCTGAACTCGGCACGGAACTGGCAGGGACGGCAGGGGTAGGCAGTGCATTGGCTGGCGGCGCGAAGGCCATACCGGCATTGGCAAAATACGCGCCGGCGTTAGACTCTTGGGGTATGCAAGGCAAGGCGTTGGAAAGGATAGCCGGTGGCGCGGCCACGGGTGCGGCTTCATCCGGCTTGATCGACCCTAGCACCGCTGGCACTGGCGCGGTGATCGGCGGCGTGTTGCCCACTGCCATACAAGTGGCCGGGAAGGTTGGGCAGGTAGTGGGTAAAGGTGCGGGAAAAGTTGCAGATATGGTTATGCCGGAACGCGGCGCGGCAAAGATAATCAACAGCCAACTGGCAGGCGACACCGGACAAGCCATTGCAGCCCCTATCCGTGGCGACAAGTACGCGGCTGTCGGGGACATAAACCCGACGGCGGCGATGATGAGCGACGACCCAAGGCTAATAAAGCTAGAAATGAATGCAA